CATAACTACTGCTTCATCCTCTGTAAAATCAGAAGTAAGTGCAATCTTCAACATACTAGGAATTGTTTGCGTACCTTCAGCAGGGATGTAGTTATAAGGATTATTGTTAACTTCTCCTGCCATAACAGATCCGCCAAGCAATAGTTCGACAGGGAGCATTGCAATTTTTTGTATAAAGCTAGGAGGCTTTGGGGTGTTGGTATTTATCTTTGAGTATTTTTTGTTAAATCCATCTATGTCATTTATCATTGTTTCTGATAAAGGGATGTCATATTTGAATAACTGATTATTAAAAAATTGATATGGAGTTACACCATTGTATTTTTTTAATGCTCTCAACATTTTTTTAACGTCTTTGTCGATACCATCTATTCCATTCGTATTCCAATCATCTAATAATTTTTCTAAATCTTCTTTGGGTAACATAGGTATTTCGCTTTTATACATAGTTACCAACTGTGTAGCTTCTTTCTTGTCAATCTTCCCTTTTTGTTCTACGCCTATAAATCTACTTTTAAAATCATCTATTGAGTCAAATGCCTTTGGTATTTCTCCATCTAAGTTTTTAGATTGATACTTGCTGACTAAACCAAAATCAGTTTCTTGGAAGTATTTAGTAAGTTCTGTATTAATAACTTGTGTGCTTTTACCATTCTTTAATCCTTCTTCTATTATTTTATTTGCACCATTCGTCATTTTTTGCTCTGCATTACTAAGTTCAAGCTGTTCTTCTAAAATAAATTCTTTTCCTCCAGGAGAATCAGAAGAATAGAAATAACCTTTACCTTTAGAACTAGCAAATTTATCTAGGTTTGTTTTAATAATATCTGCTGCAAATTCTTGGTTTGGTTTTGCTATTTCACTAACAATAGTGTTAGTTCTGTTGATAAGGTTCATACCAACATTCACATCTATTGCACCTGATTCCATGAGTTTGTTGACCTTATCTCTAAATGCAACTGCTTTCTGTGGGTTAAGAAATACTTGTGTGTATTCTTTACCTAACTGTGTCGATAGTAATTTTCTTTCTGGCCCAAATAACAATCCATCACTTGTAACTATCTTTTTGTTTGCATAGGTTAATACATCTTCTTGAAATCTAATAGGTACGCTAGATATTATTTCGTTCTTTTTTTCTTCAAATGTTTGTTTTATTTTAGTTAGTTCCGTTTGTACTTTGTCAGAAGCAAATCCACCTTCTGTAGTTCCTGCTAATTCATCTATCTTTTTTAATTCAGGTAATATTTCCTCTGTAAACATTTTATCTATAGCATTGTTACCTTCCTGCACTTTTGTCGTTTTTTGTTGATTCCTAGCGTTAGCAAGTTCTGTGTTGTATTTGTATTTAGTATTAGCTTCCCAGCCTTCTTGGTAACTTTTATGCCAAAGTAATTTTGGATTAATTATTTCTTGTCCAAAGGTAGGCGATTCTTTGTTGTTATCTATTATTAACCTATCTTCTTTCTTTCCTGTCATTATTTTTAACCAGGGTTCAAACGCTTCATCTGCCTCCAGGAACACACCTGTCTCTTGTCCTCTAATAAATAATGCTTGTTTCCATTGTGTAATCAATTTTTCTATAAACTTATCTCTATCTTCTTTGGTTCTGTATATCTGCATAAAGCGAGAATCATCTAGTATTCCGTTAAGACCTTTTACTACATCATCTATATTGTTTTTATCAAGATGTATTGCTGCGTAACCATCTATTTGTACTAACGATTCTTTTTCATATACATCTTTGTTGTATTGAATGACTGCTTTTTCCTGCCTGTTTATATCATTCGCATAGGCAGATAAAACAGTAGCTGATACTTCGTTACCTTCTCTTTGATTTAGAGGTATAATTCCACCACTACCATCTCCGTAAACTGCATTTCTTCTCCATTCAAGATATGCAGGATCATCAGGTCTTAGCGAACTTAATGGTACTTCTATGCCATTTTTTATTACCATTGCACCGCCAGCTTTACTAGATAAAGTTGCAGCGTTAGATTGTATATTTACTATTTTATTCTGCGACTGTAAATGAGGTATTAATAAATTGTTCCTAGAGTCTATGTAGTTTAAATTCTTTTCTGCTGCTTTCTTTTGCTCTATGGTTGACTCTTCGTTCTCTACAATTTTTTGCAGATTCTGCCTAGTATCTTGCAGTATTTCTACAGCTGACTTCTTACTGCCGAAGTTTTGCAATGCAAGGCTTTTAGAATAATTTTTAGCTTCTTTATCTATCCTTACTGTCCTTTGACCCATTACAGTTCCTAACTGTTTAAGCTGAGAGTTGAATTGACCAAGTGAGTTAGCTAAATTCTGTAAATCTTTTGAGTTATCAAACCCTACACTCATGTCAGCAAACTTTCCTAGCTGTAACTCAGGCACGTTCATCCTCTCTACTTGCTGATAGGTGTCAACAATAGGAGCAGATACTTTTATTCCTGGTGGAGTAAGACCTTTGGTAGCAATAGTTCCATCAACACCATATTGAGCTAACAGCCTTCTCGATGTCTTACGACCACCACCACCTGTAGATTTTCCTAGTGAAATTTTTGCCATTAAGCTACCTCAAAGTTAACGTCTGTCATTCTGTAGTCGACAGTTAAATAACCATCTGCAATACCTACAGCTGCTGGATTCTTTTGTATAACATCTTGCGCCATCAAGCCTCGATAACGTGTAGAGTCATTTTTGTAATTAAATTCGTAGACTTTGTATCCTTGCGGAGAAGTACCGATATTAACTATGTTCTCTTTTAGCCTTACGTCACTTCTCAATGGACCATACATTTGTCCGCCTGGTGCAGTCACAGGAGCTATAGTTCCTGATGTCATGTTTGCATAGCCAACACCAGCACTTATACCACTCATAATGCCAGCACCAATAGAGAATGGGCTTACACTTACCTTCGGTCTAGGTACAGGTTTCATAGGATCAAGAATAGTTTTCTTAAGATATGGAGATATGCTTGCAATCCTACTTGCACGTTCTGATATAAACCCTCTCTTCTCTGATTGTATTCCACCTGTAGCAAAAGCCAGGTTAGTGTCACTATAGTAATCATATTTACCTAACTCTCTGTTTACATCTGCAAGTAAATTAGCAACATTAGCTCCTGCCCTTCCTGTTGCAAGTATTTCACCTTTTTGTTCCATAGATGCTAATGTCGCCTCTCTCTTTTCTTGTGCAGCTTTTTCTTGTATTTGCCTTATTTGCTGGTTAGCATCATTCATCTTATTTGCCTCTGCTATTAATGCCAGTTGCTCGTTTTGATACATTTGTTCAAATCTTAATGTCTGTTGGTTTTGTTCGTAATTTCTCTGGTTTTGCGCACCAAGCACATTAAATTCATATTGAAACTGATCGCTCATATTTGCTGCTTCTATCGCTCTATTCTGTGCAGCTGTTTGAGCAATAGTTTGACCTATGCTCATAATTCCGCTGAAAATACCAATAGCAACTGCGTCACACATAGTTAGATCTTTACAAATTCATAAAAGGGTCGACCTTCATACCCAAATCTTTCATGTTTTTTTATTATGGTAAACCCCATAAACCTTAACCAACGTAGATGAACTGTGTTTCTTGCATCTATGTAATTAAACAAAACAGGAAACTCTTTGTGTAATTTTTTTAATTCTATCCTAGATTGCCTTAAAAACTCACTTTTGTCTCTAGTATCTTCAAGCATATTTTTACAACCTAGCATCCAAACCTGTCCAGAATTGTTAGGTTGCTTGATGACTCCCCACATTCCCATAGGGTTTCCATGCCTACTTACCATAGTCATGCAAGGCTTGCTTGTGAAAAAACATTCAAAAAGAGAATGTATAGGAGATGAGCCAGAGAATGCAAAACATTCTTCTGCATCTTCTTTTCTCATGCGTGTTCCTATATAAGAAACATCATCTATTGTTGCTGGCCTCTGATGTGCCTTTATAATCTTGACGCTCGTTCTTGATACCATCCTTCCCACTCTGCTGACTGTATCCTACAAGGTAGCGGAGAATCACTAAAAAGTACAATTTTTGCTTCTATGTTTTGCGCCATTACAGGAACTCTAAACTTACCTGTAGCTAAAGTAGGCGTACCTATAGGGAATTGATTGCTACCTACTTTGTAACCATTAAAAGGATATGATAATTCATCTCTTTGTTTTGGCGTTATCTTCATAGTGAAGTTAGAAGTTTCGTCAAAGACAACACTCCATGTTCGTAGTTGTAATCTTGGACTAGCTAATACAGCTAATCCACCTCCAGGAGGTGTTTCTTTTAAGTATGGTGTAGAAAATTCATAAGTCATATTATATATTTCTCCTACAAAAAACTTTGCATTACTTAAATCCCCAGGCACTGTCATCGTTCCATTACCACTAGCTCCACCTGTAAGGGTTTCAGCTGTAGCTTTTATGACTTGTCCATGAGCAATAGTATTGTTTGAATCAAACCTTCCTACCACAGCCATAGTTCCTGTGTTAGCCATAGGGTATGGCAATGTGATTACAGTTTGTACTCCTAATGCGCCTGAGTTTATAAGAGATGTAGAGCAAGCAGCCTCTGTAGTTTTTCTGTCTAAAAGTATCTCGAACTCTGTACCACTGTCTACCGACTCTGGCCTTAGATTTGTTTTTTCTAAATACACACCATCTGAATATTCAACCATTGTATATAAATCGCTGTCGATAATATTGCTTCCTAATAAAGTTTTGTTAGGTGCTACTTCCCAATACGACCAGGATGATTGCAATTTTGAATCATCATCAAAAAAGAATTTATAAAGATATACTCTTCGAGGTTCGTCTTTGCTTATTATCGTTATCAATTCTTCTGATACAGAAGGAGAAAGACTTACTAAATTATCAGGTACAAACCTTGGCACAGTAGAAGTAACTTCTTCTGACAGTGGTATTGGACCACTTGCATCTGGTAAGAAGTATTCTCTAAGGCCATTAAAGTTACCTTTTTGTATTCCAAAATATACCGTACGACCTACTCCTATAGGGTCAACAGTATCAATAATATCAAATGTAGTTATAGCGGTGATAGTTGCAGTCTTAGGAGTAAGAGATGTAGTTCCAACAGTATTGCCTGAGTCTAATCTAAATTGTCCATGCAAACTAAATAATAATAAAGTATTGGCAAACGCTAAACTGCTGTTTAAAAAGTTAATTGACTGTCCGCCTGTACTAATATCAATAGGTTCTGAATCTAAGGATGTTTGTACTGTTTCTGGAAAAAACCTATCAAAAGAATCGGCTGCTGAAAGTATTACGTTTTCATCCGCTAAGAATACTAATCTATTCCTAAATAAATTTATATTTTTTATTTGACTTCCTACAAATGTAGGATCTTTTGCCGTGGTATAGTCACCAGCTATACGACCAGTAAATCCAAATTGACCAAAAGTAAATGTATCGTTAGCGTTCCTAACTAATACATGAGGCATTGTTGAAGTATCAAATAGATGGTTAATATTAGGTGCAACTGTTTCTCTCCACACTCCTGATCCAAAACCACTTCCAGCCGTTGTTTCAAATTTTACATAGTAATCATCAAAAGCTGTTGTTGCAGAGCCTTGCACTTTAACTGTAAAGTTGTGTTCTGAAATGATAGGTAAATCAGTAATACTATTAACAGTGCCTTTTATAGCAGAAGTTGCTGACCCTGTTTTTGTGTCACTACTTGTCAGAGTATATTCGCCACCATCATCCTTAGTAATTCTAATTATATAGTCAGTATTAGTTACTGTAAAACCAGATATAGTATTAAGTGCGCTAGCTAATTGACTAGCAATCGTCACAGTATCAGGAGCAGAACCAGACGAATCGTTAGTAGTAAAAGTTTTTTCAGTACCATTTAAGTTAACTTTATATGTAGTAGAAAAATCAGCAGACTTTATAAACACCATTGACTTTGTACCCCAGTTATAAGACTTGTTGGTAGTATTCATAGCAACTGTTTGTTCTCTGTTGACTATGAACGTAAAGTCAGCAATAGAAGCAACTCTAAATGTAGAACTAGGTTCTCCTGTAATGTTTAAATAGCCTGTGCCATTAGGTGTAGTAACTTGTTTAGGATTACCATCTAAATCAAATACTTTAATTGCGTTATCTTGTATAAAAATTAAATATCTTGTAACTCCATCTCTATCAACAATGTGAGTAAAAGGTCTACCAGTGCCAGCTGATCCTGAGAACATTTTTTTAATATGTTGCATAGGTGGCCGTTTTTTTAATCCTTCTACAGGACTAGGCATACAGTTAATTACTTCTTCTGCTTGTGATGCTAGGCGTAACGCTGCTGGTTGCTGGCTTACTCCGTTAATAAGATTGGGTATAGAACTACTAATTAATGCCATAATTAACGCTCAAGTGTACGAGATGGAATGTAAGTATTGATAGGGCTGGTTCTATTTAAATGCCCACGCAACATACTATGCTCAGTCTTAGTTGTTTCTTCTTCTAAAAAAGCACTGCGAGCCTCTAGTTCTTGCGTAAGATTCAACTTAGTTAAATCGGCAGAACCAATAATCGCTTCTTGCAATTGCCTTCCTGCTTTAATAGTTATATATTGCCTTGCGTGTTCGGGGAGTAAATCCCACTCAAGAATGGTTGTCATATCAACTATTAAATCTTCGTCAAATGTATATCTATTCTTTCTTCTGTCGTATAACTTGTCTCCTCGTTGCACTACATCTATGTCTGGGTATTCCAAATTATCAACTACAACTCGACTTACATTACTCGATAACTCTATCTCGTTAGAAGAGTTGCGTTCCAATTTTATTTCCAGGTCTGTATTAAACGACCAACCTTCTGCTTGTAATGTTCTGCTTACATCATTTAATGAATCTTCTGCCTGTTTTGCCAAACCAAATTGACCCTGCAAACTATTAACAGGTGCTTCTCCAAGCATTTGCAGAACTCTGTTTACTGCATTAAGAAAGCTAGTGCGATTTAGTGCCATTACTTCTTCTTCCTTTTCTTAGCAGTTTTAGCTGCACGCTTAAAGTTAGCAGCAGTAGGTGCGCCTTTAGTTCCAGGCTTACGCATCTCCTCTCCACTACCAGCTTTTATTCTCTTACGCTTTGCGTGTATGTTTGCGTAGAGTCCTTTCTTTTTTGGCATAGTTAACACTTCCATTTGCGAAGGGCTTTGTTGATCCTACTGTTAGGATCTCTAGCTGTTTTGCTAGATGTTCTTTTCTTCTTCATACCTTTCATCCTGGCGCAAAAAGATTTTTTTCTTTTGCCTCCTCCAGGTTGCGGTGCTTTCAGATTAGAACCTGTTTCTTTGTTGTACTTTTTTCTACCAGCAGCTGTCAAGCCACCTGATCTGCTCTTATGCTTGCCCATCTTTAGGCGAACATTTTTCTTTTGAGCCATTACTTTTTCTTTTTCTTTTTCTTAGGAGGTCTGCCTACCTTAGAGCCGTATGTTCCTTTTCCGTATGGCATAAGAATAAAGGGGGTTATGTTACCCCCTTATATTAACGGCTTATGAGTTAGCTGCATAGAGTTCGATTGCGCAGTCTGGGCGTAAAACACCGCTACCGTGCATCATGCTACCAACCATAAATGTACCTTGATAGAGAGCGTGGATGTCTGCTCCTGTCTGCTCCATCTTAAGATCCATTAGCTTAACTGTACCTACAGCTTGCTTGTTAAATACAAGACCAATGTTGTCAGTAAAGTTAGCGTGGTATGTATTGTTCTCTCCAGTTGTCGCTGACCTGTTTGTTTTAGGTAAGTGATTAGATTTAACAATGTGGATTCCTGCTACCTTAAGGACTTCTCCTTCTGCGTATGCACCACGACCACCGAAGTCTCTGTTAATAACAGTTGTATTCTGTACTAACTTGTAGTAGTTAGTTGGGTCAATAGCGCAGTAACGATCCTCTTCTGGAAGGTTATTAATATCCATCTGTTCAGCAGCTGAGAATAAAGCAGTTGCTAAGTCTGTACCTGTAACAGCAGCAACCGCAGCAGCTGTGTTGGCTGTACCTGACTTAAGAATCTTTATTCTTGTACCACCTGGAAGATCAGTATTAGGGTTAGTCGATGTTCTTGCAGCCTGTGCAATCATAGCTGCTACGTTCTGATCGAAAGTATATGCTAAAGCATTTCCCATCTGAACTGAGTACTGCGACCTAACATCATAGTGGTTCATAGCTTCATCTACGTCTGCTATAAAAACGTTAGAAACTAATTTGTCGTCAATATTTATGACAGCCTCTGCGTGCTTGATAGCATTACCTGTTAGCTGTGTGCCAGGGCTATGATAGCTGGTGCTAGAGAGTCCGACTATTGGGAACTGTGCTGATTTACCAGAGCTAATAGTTCTGACTGTATGCAAGTCCTCAAAGATAGTTGCTTTACGGAAGGCAGATAGTACCTCTCCTGCAAAGGTTTTAAGAAATAAATCTTTTACACCTGTTCCTGTATTGTTAACAAGACCCAGGCGTGAAGGCGTAAAGTTAGCCATTGGTTAGTTACCTAGAATTAATGATTGTCCAGACCATTACTTCTGCATAAGGTGTCCTTCGCAAAGGGCTTTGCTTCTGTTAGAAGGTCTAGGTTGATCTAACTATAGCGTCTAAAGTATGTTAGATCGACCCAATTTATCTGCAACCTTCTTTCTATATGCTGAATCTCTTGAGTAACGAGGGTCATTCATAGCTTCTACTAACTGTGCATTTGATTCAAAGACATCATTACTAGATCCTCTTGATGACCTACCACCTATAAGTCTTGGCTCTTGATCTGTTGCTGCTAAGTAACGTGCCTGGAGTCCGTCAACTGCAAGTCTTACAAAACTTATATCAGGAGATTTTACTGCTTTGTCAAACGCAGCAGCTTCCTCTTTAGTCATGTTATCCGCAGCCCAATACACCATCTTCTCATAGTTTTCTTTACCACCATACTCATTCATTAGATCATTAGCTTGCTGTACTGATAGCTGGTTATCACTTGTTTGTCTGTACTGCACGCCATCGAGATAGGATTCAACCATCTCCCTGTTAAATCCTGCATTGTTAAGAGCTTCGTAGTCAGCATCCTCTAGCTTGCCAGTTTTCTGCCAGCGCTCATTCATGCTGTTGTAGTCAATGTTTGATTCTTCAAACTTACTACCTATGTAGTCGCCATATATTTCCCTGGCTGACTGTGGCTCAGACTCTACAACCTCTTCCTGTCTCTGTTCTGGAGGTTGGCTTTGCTTCCTTTGTAGTTCCAGGTACGCTTTCTCTAGCTCTTCCTGACTCTTGTACTTACCAGCTAATAGTTTCTCCTCCCCTTGAATCTCAACATTATCCTCTTGGGTAATCTGTTGTTCCTCCGTGGCGTTAGGATCTACAGCTGTGGTAGGTTCTTCTCTAATAGTTACTGGTTCTGGCATAATTAACCGATAATAATTTCGTTAGTTTTTGGATCACGTTTTGCAGCTGTGAAAGAGGCTGTGGGTTCTGTGTTATCTTCCCCCTGGATAACTATCTCTTTAACTCCTGTAACTACAGGTGCATCAGAGACAGGTTTTTTAGCAGTTTTTTTAGACTGCTTCTGTGAGTTGGTCGGCATCAATACCTCCTGTTTCGCTAGTAATTGCTGCTAATGCCTGTGCAGCCCTCTCAGGATCTGCACCCTGGAAGTTCTTAATGGCTTGCGCCATTGCAGGAGATTTAATTCCTGTCTCCAGTAGTTGCTGTTGCTGTGCTTGTTGCTCGGCTTCAGCCTGGGCTGCTGCTTCCTGTTGCAACTGAGCCTTAGTCTTAACTAAGTTAGTTGTATCAATAGAACCACTAGCTGCAAGTCTGCGTAGTGCTTCCTCGACATTTAAAAACTGAGTCATAGCTTGTGGACCAAGTGCCTGGTTAGCAGTTGTTATAAAGTCTATAAGCTTATTGCGATCATCGCCACGACCAATAGCCTCTATACCTGTAACTGCCTTCTCTTTTATTAATGGCTCTCCTGTTACTTCGCTTCTTGGGAAGTCAGGTAACTTACGTTTTCTGCGTAGTATATGTATTAGCCGTCTTACAAGTGGTAGCTGTAGTTCTCGACTAAGTATGGAATATAAACCAGAGATACCAGCATCTAGTTCCTGTGCCATATATCTAATCTCTTCTGCCGTTACTCTTTCTCCTGGTCTTTGTATCGCTGTGTTAAGCATGAACGCAAAAGCTAACCTTTGTTCTATGCGTTCTATTGTTTGATTAGCTATCTGTAGATCTTGTGATTTACCAGCTGCCTGTAAGACTGTGACATCGGCAGCGTTGCCTTGTACGATGCTTCCATTCGATGCCTGGCTAAGTGTGCGTGGCCTTGTTGTACCATTTGGATTGCATAAAAACAAAACTTTAGATAGGCTTGCGCTTGCTTCAAGTATAGCTTTGTATGAATTTTCTAATGCAAGCAAGTCGCCATAGTACTGCTCAACGTAACTCCTTCCGTACATTTCTGAGTCCACCCTATCTTGGCGTAATGCGATCCAAGGAGCTACATCTGCTGCACATTTACCATGTGTGCCTGGTATTTCTTTACCTTTTATTTCTTGAAACCAATGACACTCATCATCCATAAATTTAATACAGGTATATATCTTGACCATTTTCTTTTCCATCTCATCGTAATCTTCTTCTTGTTCTTCTTCCAAGTATTCATCTGGTAGTGCATCCTCAAATATTTCTTCTTCAACTACTATCTCTGTAACGTTACCCATAGGGTCACGACAAAGTACATAAGAATCTAAATGGATAACTTTAATTCCTTCATCGCTTACATAAAGCAATACATTACCACCAACAAGTAAATGCTTTAACGCTTCGTGCATTGCAGCACGCCCACCTAATGTTTCAAATAATCTCATAACTGCTTGCTCTACTTTGACTAATGCAGAGTCAAACTCAGTTATCATTTGTGGGTCTTGTTCGCTAGCCAGGATTGCAAGGCTATCAATTTCTAACTTAAAAAAATGTTCGTTTGTAGGGAAAAGAGTTACAGCAAGTTTTGATGTCATGTGACCTACACCTCTTGCACCTGTTGATTGGTATGGAGTATCTAACCTACCAGCATCTCCATAGTTTTCATCTTCTATTAGTCCAGGAATAGTTACCTTACTACAATCTCTAGCACGTTGTAATGGAGAGTTTCTATCTACACGCAACTGCTCGTAGCGTTGTGCAGCTGTACCACCTGACGAACCATACAAGGCTGACTGTGCATCGACATTATTAGTAAGTCTTATTTTCATGAGCTAGTGTTTGGAATTAAAAGCGTACCAGTTCCTCCTGCTTGTGGTCTGCCAGAAGTTTTATAACCTTTTTTGCCTCTACCAGCTTTGATTACTGGCTGTAAACCAGGAGCTTGTATTGTCATCATTGCTGATCCTTCTCCTGCGGTAGGGTTAGCACCTTGCATTGTAGGGTCATCTATATATACTGGTTCGGGTGCGGGTGCGGGTTCTGCTGTAGCAGCAGCTACCTCTGTTGTACTCGCAGTTGCTTCTGCTATTGGTTCTGGAGGTGGAGGCGGTGCTGCCTGTGCAGCTGCTTGCTGTTGTTCAAACCTTTCTCTTTGCGCCTGTAGATTTCTTTCAAACTGCTCCTGTTGAATACGCATTTGTTCTCTTTGCAGTTCCATCTGCTCTTGGTGTCTCCTTTCGGCTTCTTCTTGGTTGTTGCCTCCGCCTCCGCCTCCGCACATAACTTAATTACTCCTTACTAAGGTTGTTTTGTTCAATATAAACGGATTCGAGTATATTTACCAGCTTTACCTGACCAGAATATAGCCAAATTTCACGATCAGTCATATCAATACTAGGACATCGCTCTGGAAATTTCTCTTTTAATTTAATAATAAGTGCTTCGTCAATAGCTGGATAGCCTTCGTCTATTGTAGGGTCAATGGCTGCCATAGTTGTACTT